CTTGTTTTGCCTTTTCATTACTATAACCATAGTAACGTTTAACATAATCAAGGTCTTTGATTTTATCTTGTCGGAGCCAGGGAGAAAATCTCTTCTTTTTCCTCAGACTATTTATATAAAAGTCATATTGCAACTTTTTAGGTAAAGAATGATACCTATTCATTTCGTTGGAGAACATAATTGCATCAATATGTCCAGAAAAACAACGATTAATAATATATGGAGCATATTCCTTCTCAAGTGAAGGGTCTTCGTCAATCAAATGATTCTTCGTTTGATTGATCGAGTTTAACCAGTCCTTCAATTCCATAATTAAAAAGCAGTAATTCTTTACGTTGTTTTTGCTCTCGCATATATTCACCAACGGAACGCATCGTGTAAGTGAGATTAAACTCTGCAGCGTTCCAGTTCTTAAAGCGATCTTTCACGAGTTGATCAGAGTTGTAACTTACCAATTGATCTATTTTATTAGCGTCACAATCAGCAGCAAACTTATCGTGATCAAATCCTTTGTGCATTGATCCCTTACGCCCATAGAGATTATCCTTAATGTCATAAGGAGGATCGAGATACATAAAAGCACCTTTGTTTCCATCCATTAGATAATCATAGGAATAATTAGTTATACGCCAATTTGCAATCAGTTTAGAATACTCCGAAAGTTTTTCAATACCTCTCAGTGAAAAATTGCTATTCGATGCTTGTGGAGAAAAAGAAGAACTTTCGGTAAGACCACTAAAGGAGCACTTATTGACGATATAAAATCTGACTGCTCGCTCAAAATCTCCAGTCTTAGGATCATTTAGGATAGTTTTAGAGATGTCAAACAACCCCCTTGCAGAATCAGGATCAGGGCAGGCACTCTTAAAATGTAAGAGATGGTCCTTAAGTTCCGTTCCAAACATCTGGAGTTGCTGCCAGAAGATTACAAGCGGAGAATAAAGGTCATTCACCCAAATCTTGAGGTCTGGATATTTTTTAGTAATATGAATTGCCACAGAACCACCGCCAAGAAATGGTTCTCGGAACTCATCATAATTACGAAGATCTGGGAAATAAGGGTCCATCTTGGTACAAGCACGGGACTTGCCGCCAGGATACCGCAAAGGGGTTTTAAGAGATTTCTGTGTTTTCATAATCAGATTTGTGATACTTCAAGTATTCCCAAAAGGTAAGTTTCATTTCTTTATGCGTCATACCACAGTGCTTTGCTGCAGCAGGAAGAGTCATTTTAGCACGAAAGAGTGCTTCATTTGCCTCTTTCACATTCTCTGGAGTTGTTTTAACAGGTTCTTCTTTAAGATTCTTATATGAGATTTTATACTGGTTCACTTGAAATTGCACTCCACCATTATTTCAGTCAAGCAAGCAAGAAGATTTATCTCTTGGTCCGCAACAAATGCCGATTGATATTGATACTTTGCCACAACTAATACTGCGGCAGCAATAGAAGGTCCATCAAGAACATCGTACAAGGAGTCATAGATACGACGCAAAATGATATTGGTGTCATTATCCAAATTGGAAACAACCCACTTACGAACTTCGGAAAAGTTCTTTTCTTTCAGATACTTGTTTAGTTCATTTACGGAGATGTCCGAAAAGGATGCCAAAATACCCGAATCAATTTCACCACTAACAGAATATCTTTGACATTCGTTGGTGACCCGTCTGAAGTCTGGGAAGTGTTTGTTTATTAGTTCCGCAAGGACCTTCGGATCATATCTGACGCTCTCCTTATCCAGGATGTTTTGTAGACGCTTGAAGAAGGATCCTGCCAACTTAGTCTTTTCTTTTCCTTTGATTGTGAAGTCAATGACGGCACATCGGGAGTGAAGAGGTTCAATGATTTTGTTTTTGTAGTTGCAGGTGAAGATGAATCGACAATTACCAGCAAATTCCTCAATAAACGCCCGTAAGAGGAGTTGAACATCGTTACTTGTGTTATCTGCCTCATCAATAAGGACGACTTTGTGTTTAGCATCTGACGAAAGTGAGACGGTCGAAGCGAAGTTTTTCGCATTGTTTCGGACAGTATCGAGGAATCTACCTTCGTCGGATCCATTGATGACATAACAATCTACCCCCAATTCATTACATAGTGCCTTTGCCACAGTGGTTTTTCCCACACCAGCAGGACCACAAAGAAGCAAGTTAGGCAGTTCGCCACTATTTAGAAAATCTTGAAACGACTTTTTAGTCTGTTCGGGAAGAATACATTCTTCAATTGTTTTTGGGCGGTATCGTTCGCACCATAAGAAATCACTCATAATCAATCAAATCCATTCAGGTTTTCTTTGTGGCATACGAAGATAATTAGATGCAACCCAAGGTTTGGATGCAATATACATCTTGTAAGCAGTAAAAGTGTCAATGCTTGTGTCAAATTTATATTCATCGGGCATAGCACGGGCAAATGGTGTTACATTAGTAATCTTCCCCTTAGGAAACAAATAGTAGGCATCTACAAGAGTATTGTAGCACGAATGGGTCTTACCATACCGCAACGTATATTCATCACACAGATTCATACCCCACTTAATTAGCCAGTAGGCATTATCAATAGTCTTTGCTGCCCATTGAGTACAGGGATGATTACGGAAAGCACCTTTCTCCGTTGCATATGGAGTTCCATCTTTTTTAGGAAGAGTTCCATAATCGTGTCCCCACTTTGTTGATGCTACAATAGAGAGCATTTGACAGCATTCAAGCGGCATTTTAACTATGTGTTTGTCCGGAAGACAAATTGCAGACTCTGCCGGAAATTCAGAAGTAACAAAAATATTCATCAGAAACAATATTTCTTAAGATGGTAAAGAACTTCTTCTGGTTTATCTTCTAGATAATATGCCTCTGTTTCATAAATGGCATATGAACCAGTTGCCTTTACTGACCGCATAACATCATTTAGTTTATACTGGTTCAGAGAAGCAGATATTCCCAGTTTACCACCCTTACACGCCTGTGCAACGTGAACTGCTTCGTGATACACAGTTTCATTTACATAATGCTTTACTGGACTAATTGTGTTTTTGATATTATCTAAACAAATTATAAAGTCGGGAGACTTTAGAAGTCCAAATAACTGCTTGTCTCTACAGACTGGAGCATTTTCTCTAACATTATAATTCTTTAGCATAATTTTGCTAATTATTTCCTGACCAGCAGGAGTCAAATAGAGTAGAAATTCCATAATAAAGAAGAAAGAATCAATTAAAAGTGCTGTCTGGTTCCAGAGCAATCCAGTAAGAAAGATTGTGCTTCGTGTTGGTAAATTGTGACAGAAGTTTCCGTGACACAACCACATTATAGGCACCAGAAACAATCTTACTGATGTTCTCAACCTTGAAGTTGAAAGTAAATTGTTCGTCAGTTTCACCCACAACGATAGAGTATTCGTTAGAAGTATCATTCTTCTTATCACGAACCACCAGACGAATCACACCGGCATCACCAATTGCCGAAATATCAGGCAACTGATAAACTCCTGCTGCTTTCACCAGTTTCTCCAGAGAACCAGTTTCCAACTGAAAACACACATCTTCGGAAGGAAGTTTGATTTCTTTTTCTGGAGGAGAAATGATTACGTTAGGGTCGGCATAGAAATACTTGACCCTACGCTTACCTTCACGAATGGTAATATAAGAATCTTCGGTAAAATCAAGGTCTGGGTCCTGATGAAGACTCAAACCATTCAGGAACTGATTCAGGTCATAAACCGCAAATTCACGAGGGAAATCTTCGGTAATTTCTGCCTCTGCCAAAATGTTCTTGGCAATAGAAATTGTGCGAAGTTTATTACCCTGCTTTACGAGAATAGACTGATTGATACCGGCAAAGTTCTTGAGAAGAGTCAGAGTATTGTCAGAGAGTTTCATAGTGTTTTCTTTCAGTTTCATAATAATCAGCGATTGAATTCGGAGAGTCCATTATCTTTACGAGTATAATGCCCGTCAAAGTGGAGAAGTAGCATAGCATAGTGAATGACTTTCATCAAGTCACGCTTATTGCGACCATCCTTGTCCCCATAACGAGAACCATACTTCAGGATGTTTGCCTGACAGAAACCTGCTGCCAGTTTTTTTGCTGCCATCAGGTCAATAGTCTGAATATCGGCATAACCATCACTATCACCACAGTAATGACCGTGATAGGTAGTAGTCACATATTCTTCAACATCTTTAAGGATTTTATCTTCGTTGTATTTCCAAAGATGATTTGTTTTATCAGTCATAGTAACAGGAGTTTTTGTAACATTAAGTATGCCAGTCTCACCATTCATAGTGAGATTGAATTTATTGATAAGATTTTGTTCGTCTTCAGGTCCAAACATAAGGGGAGAAGTCATAATTAACCTCCCCCAATTATATCAGAAGGGAAGGTTAATGTCAATCTCCCTACCACCCTCAATAGTCAGTTCAAGAGTTTCGGAAGGCATTACAAAATCGGCATCAATC